TCTTTTCTTCCATGCTGCGTTACTTTTCAAATGAGCGGATGCCGTCGAAGTAGTCTTTGTAAAACTCAAACAGTCCCTTATCAACTGTTATACTTCCCTGCTCCGTTCTTGGGTTAGTGTTAATGTTTGCGCTTGTCTGTATGCCGAAATAAAAGCCCTCATCGTAGTTGCACCCTGCGTATATCTTGCTGTGGTTCTTGAATACTGCGGCACGTCCTGCCTCTGGGTGGTCCTGATAGAACTTTTGTACCATCTGCCATTCAATCTTATAGCTGCCCGGGAATATCTCGCCCAAATACATATCAAGTTTCTTAATGCGCCCTTGCTCGTACCATTGCCGTACCTGCAAAATATCCTCTGCCGCCATGCACCATGTCGATAGTAAACAATAGTCCAAATCATGCTGATTAAGCACCACTTTCAGGTAACTAAGGCTATCCACGTCTCCGGCGGTGATAAAATTGTAGGTGGTATGGTCTTGCAGCTTGACGTACTGCATTGCCTCCAGTAACTTGACCTCGCTAAATGCCCGGCGGTACTCGTAGCGTTGTGATAACTCGGTACACTCCTTTGTACGTCTACGCGCTCGCTTTGCCTGGGCGGTTGCCTCGGCTGTGGTTTCTTCCGGCTCCACCTCATCGGGTGGGGGGGCTTGGGTCTGACCTGCGCCAAAGCTGCCAAATCCAAAGCCTGTGCCATCTTGGTTTCCAAACTTCATAAATCTTGCTTTTTAATATTAACCTACGCACGTGGGCGTTTTTATATCGTGCCAACTATGCCGGGGCTTTGCATCTGGGCAAAATCCCCCACGGCCCAAAAATCGGCTCACGTGTGGAAAAGGGGGTAGGTGAGGTTTAACCGTTGGGGTGTACCCCATTAAAAAATAGGCCCCCGGGTCTCACCTTGCAACCTCATTTCAAAAATTTATTCACAAATCTTTTCAGGTGCTCTTTGGCTCTGTTCTTTGCTTGAACTTTGCCACACCTGCCCATGTCCGTATGTACCTTAACGTGGCAATCGTGGCATAGGGCTTTGAGGTTAAAGTAATCAAACATCAGGCGTTCTTTTTCCTGCTTCGTTAGTCCATCCTCAACCGGGATAACGTGGTGTACCTCGGTGGCTGCTGCCACTCTGCCCAATTCCTCGCACCTCTCGCATAGTGGCGTATCATTGAGTTTGTCACGTCTCAATCGTAGCCACTTGGCCGTATGTATCAGCCTTATGTAATCTTTATCCTTTGCCATACTCTAATATTCATCTTTGATGTCTATTGTTGTGTGATACTTCCTTACCAAATAGTTGAGGCTATCCAACAAAGATTGCTGTACGCCCTGCTTACCGCTTAATGCCGTGTTGGCTCTCTCATCTACGGTGTTGGCACAAATCAACTTATACACCTGTACTGGGTACTGCTGCCCCTGTCGGTGTAATCGTGCGTTGGCTTGTTGGTATAACTCCAGATTCCAACCTGTGCCAAACCATACGATATAGTGCCCACCTTGCTGCATATTCAAGCCAAACGCCGTGCTCATAGGGTGGGCCAATAGTACGTCTATCTGTCCGGCGTTCCACTCTCTCAACTCCTTTTCACCCTCGTATGACTTAACGGTATAGCCTTTCAGTTTCTTGGTGATACGTGTTACATCATGCTTGAACTGATAGAAGACTAACACATGATTGCCGTTTGCAGCCTCCACGATCTCGGCTAACTTATCCAACTTCTCATCGTGTATTTCGTGTACGTCCTTCGCCTCATCGTATATTGCACCGTTGGCAAACTGACTTAACTTATTCATCAGTCCGGCGGCACTATTCGCTAAGATATTGGCATTTTCTCCGGTATGCAATTCGGTAAACTCCAAAACCTTTTCTCTCTCAAACTTGTTGTATGCCTCCATCACCTTTGGCGACAAAGTAAGTTTGGTTTCGTGGGTGATCATGTCCGGCAACTGCAAATAGTCCTTTGCTTGCATTGATAGACAAATATCAGAAATCTTGTTTTTGATTACGTCCTCACACCCTTTTTTAATGTCGCAACGTACTATTACGTTGTTCCACTTGTGGGTCTCAAAATAAGTTTCACGATACTTCGTCACGCTCTTTCCCAAACGTTCGCCCATGTCTATACAGTACATTTGCGCCCATAGGTCTATCAGTCCGTTAGGTGCTGGCGTTCCTGTAAGTCCGATAACTCGATTAACCGTTGGTATGGCTGTACGCATCGCCTTAAATCGGTTTGACTTAGAAGACTTGAAACTGGTTAGCTCATCAATCACCAACACATCAAACGGCAACTGACCGCCATACTTTCCGACTAACCAAACAAAGCTATCACGTCCGATAACGTAGATGTCCGCTTTAGATGCCAACGCCAAATTACGCTGCTTCTCTGTGCCCATCACCTTTGCCACTTTCAGGCTTTGCAAATGATCCCACTTTTCTGCCTCGGTAGTCCATGTTGTTTCGGCTACCTTTTTCGGTGCTACCACCAAAGTACGGCTAACCTCGCAATCGTCCATTAGCTGTTGTATTGCCGTTAAGGTAATAACACTTTTTCCAAGTCCCATATCTAACAGCAACCCACATCGTGGATGATCCAATACCCATTGTATAGCTGCCCTTTGATAATTATACGGTTTAAATTTCATAGTCCTTATGTTCATTATGCCATTTGGCGTGTAACTTCTGACTGGCGAAAACTATTAAGTTTTCTGGTCTGTTATCTCTTTTGTCTCCGTTAATGTGGTGTACCACTTCGCCCGGCTTTAATGGTCTTCCCAATTTCTTTTCGGCTTCGATTCGGTGGGTATGTCTGCCAAACGTCTTGGTGTACGTCTTGCCTTTTCCTTTACCCAAATGGGCTTTACGTTCTGCCAATCTTCTTTCGGGTGTCATAGCCGTTGGGTTGTGGGTGTTGTTATAGTTTGTCATTCTCTGACTTGTGAACTGTTTAGAACACTCAACACAACAGAAATTATGCCCAAACACATAGTCATTCCATCTTTCAAACTCCTTACCGCAATTGTCGCACTTTATCAAAGTAACCTTTGCTAAGTGCCTGTGTTTCTTGCAGCAATAATTTTTAGTCTTAACCGTACTTGGTTTCTTGTCAAACCATTCTCCGCAATAATCACACAAAACTTTCATTGCTCTGCCCTCCAAACTTTAATTAATTCGTCGATCGTCTGTTTGTTGTCGATTGTATAGACTTCGTGGCCCATGCTTACCAACTCATTTTGTCTTATGGTTTGTATCTTCGTTGGCTTCTTGCCTTTACTTTTCAACTCCACCCAAACAACCTTACCACCATGTAGGCATACCACTCTATCAGGATAGCCCACCATGTTTGCATTTGAGTATTTGAGGCAAATGCCGCCAATTGCTTTCACCTCTTGCACCAAATATTTTTCTATCGCCTTTTCCGATACCTCGGCGTGGCGTGTTATTGCTTCCAACTTCTTCATATTTCCTTACTCCTTAGAGCAACATTCTATTTTCAACATTCTATATAGATATACTTAATACCCTATATATAGGTATTTTATAGTATATAACTATATACTCCAACTTATACTACTTTTTATGTTGTTATTGTTGCTATATATAGTTATATATTGATTATCAGTACTTTAGAAAGCAACAAAGTAAGCAACAAAGTATTTTTCTTTTTGTTGTTGTTGCTCCTTTTACGATTGTCGTTTTCAAATTCAGCCTTAGAGCAACATTGTAGCAACATTCTACTTTGTTGCTCTTAAAGGTCGCTATCGTCTTCCTCTATTGGTCTGACAAATGCCCTTTGCTTGCCATATATCGGAAACGTCAAAGTAGGGCGTTTTTGCCAACCTAATTCGTCTAAGACTTTATTAACCTTTCGGGCTTCATACTTATAATCTTTGCTGCCAACATCACGCCCCAAAACCTCACTGAGAAATTCGGCGGCACATACTTTGGTACGTGTTTCCGTTCCTGTTGCATCCAGTGGGTCGGGGTTCTTAATGTATGCACGTCGGCGGTTTAAGTCCCATGTACTCCAGTCGGTCGGCAACTTCATATCTAAGTATGCCTGTATCATTCCCGGTAATGGGTCTTCCTGATTATCGTTGAACTCACCCTGACGCTTTCGGGCTTCCGCTTCTAATGCTTCACTAAGATACAACTTTTCGCCATCCTTATAGCGTTGCACGGCTTCGGCCCATAACTGGTTACGGTCTGCCTCGATCGCTTGGCGTGGGTCTCCATGCTTACGTAGTTCTGGGTTTACACTCATTACCCAAAAGCGGCGGTTTCCGGTCTCACCCTTTAAGAAATATGTTTCGTTGGTCGTACCGCAAAAAACGCATTGCCTCGGGTGGGATTCCATCACACTACCATACGCCGGGCGGTACATATCATTCTGACGGCTTATGTAGGCTTTCACCTGCTCCACGTCTGACCGCTTGATACTGCCCAACTCCGGTAACTCGATAACCCAACCGTTCCGGGCTTGCTCCATGCCTTTTGTGCCCTCCATTGTTACCAAACTATCGCTAAACCAATCGCCGCCCATCACATTGAAAAGCGTCGATTTACCGATACCCTCGGCTCCGGCAATAATCAGGCAATAATCATACTTGCACCCTGGGCTCATCACTCTTGCTACTGCCGCCGTAAAGTGTTTACGTGTCATAGCTCTGTTTAGCTCATTATCTTCTGCACCTACGTAGTCGATAATCAGGCGGTCTAAGCGTGGTACGCCATCCCATTTAAGACTATTGAGGTAATCACGTATCGGGTGTACTCTGTGACGTGTAACGACTGCCACCAAAGCATCTTTGATTTTGTCCTTTCCAGTTACTCCGTACTTCTCATCTAAGTATATCCTTAGATTTGCATCATCAGTATTTCCCCATTGTGTTGCCTCGGCGTTCCACGGCAAACCACCTGTTACGTAGTTAAACCCATTAAACAGATTTTGCCATATATGGTTTTTCAACCTTGGGTCGTTCTCCAGAATAGCAATAATATTGCTTGCTGTTGATTTGATGCTGCCTTTCTTGTCAAAGTCTAATTCAGCCATCCACTTATCTGTATTTTCAGATACTGCGCTGTCCCCGGCTTCCTCTGCTTCGATGTCGGCAAAATCATCATCGGCCTGGCCCTGTCGTTCCTTAGTAAGTAAGATTCTTACTTTTTTGTCCTTGGCTACGAAATCCTGCATTTTCAGGTACGACGGTAAACGTGTGTTGTCTGTTATCTTCGTGCCCTCATCCTGCACACCAAATAGATGTATTCGGCAAAGGTCGAAAGCGTTGCAAAGCTGCTTACTCGCCGGGTCTGTTTCGTGATTGCTGTATGCAAACTTACCCTCATAGCAAACCAAACCTGCCGCCACGCTGCCATTAATGTAGGTGTATCGCCCATCGTGGGCGGTCTTTTCGTACACATCAGGTAGAAACGTGTCGATTGCATCCTCTATTGAGTAGGCACGGCAAAAAGCACCGATTAAGCCGGGTTTTTCGGTCGGATCACCTACCTTTTTCAATTCGTGTACGATGATGTCGCCCTCTCGGCTAGATACAGGCCAAAGTGCCACATCTTTATAGTCGTGGTACTGCTTTAGAAATTCATCAACGTTGCACGCCTTGCCGTCTTGGTACTCAAACACATATTCGCCGTCTCTGCTTGTAGATGGATAATAAAACAATCTCGCTAACTGATAGGTGGTATCGTCGAACACCTCGATATTAAGTTTGCTTGCTATCATCCTACAAAGTGGCTCGTATTCATCTGGGCGTACCTGACGGCTCAATGGGAACACCAAACGATAGCGTGGGTTTTCCGGCGTGTGCTTGTGTGTGCTGTAAAGCATCGCCGCAAAGTCAAAGTTTAACGTGAACTCATCCCAAAGGTCGGGTGTACCGTAGTCAATATCAAGCGTGGCAATACTTCGCCACATCACGTTAGCGGTTTTTCGTGTGCCACCTGATAGGTAGCCACCGACAAAACCGCCCACGTCCTTTATACTGCTTTGCTCCTCCCTGCTCATCTTGGCGTACTCGCTTACGCTTTCCGTTGTTCGCTTCGTTTCGCTGCATCGTTCTACCAACTTCGCCCATGTGGTCGCTTTGTTCTTCCACTTCTTAGCTATACGGCTATGGGCTGTTGCTATGTCGATCGGGAAATCATTGTTTAACTTTATCTGTACCATGTGTCAATCTTTCTAAAGATTCATACGATAACTTATCTAAGATGCCCTTAAAGTATTTAGCATCTTCCTCGGTGCTTGCCTTGATAGTAACCGGGCGCATACCTGTTTTGCCTATTGGTGGGTGTACCACTAACTCAAATGGTCGTGGCTCATCGTCCAACTGCTCGAAAAGGTATTTTAGGTTGCTTGCCCTAATAACCTTAAACCTTATGTATTTGAAATCTTCTGCCATATTGTTTTATTTTTTAAGATGATCGGTATTTTGGTTTATAAATCGTCGAACAAATTACCCTGTAATTTATGCTCACAATACCAATGTTTAATGCCCTGTTTAGAAGTCCACCACTTAAAAACCTCCTCGTCTGTTAGGTCGGCATAGCGATTCATATAGCCGTTTTCTCTTAATCGGTGTATGGTACGCAATATTAAAGCCTTGTAGCGTGGATATGCCCCCC